CACTCTTAAGTTTTTCTTTCAGGGGTTTTGAAATAAGTTTAGACACTGATTCAAATTCAATACCATTCTCTTCACAATAAGTGACAATGGCTTCAATATAATTAATTTTTGAAGTCATTACAAGGTATTCAATGTCCTGAGCAAACTTAGACTGACAGAGAAACTTCTCTTTTATTAGATTGTTTACATCTTCAGTGTTATTCTGCATAGGTTTAGTCTTGTGTGTGATGAGAGACGAACTCTCGGATGTACTTGGTAAGAAGTTTAATATAGTGACTCTTGTTGCGTTTTTCATAAACATGACAATCTCCATTTTCAGCTACCATAATGGTAATCAATTTATCGACTGCGATACCAGTCATTTCATAATACATGCAAGCGTAGGCTACTTCCTGAACGAAGTAGTTTTCAATCCATTCTTCAGGTTTGATCTTTGTTGAAGTCTTGAAGTCGATGATTGCGAGTTCTCCCTCGTATTCTGCAATACAATCTACCCGTCCCGCAAGTCCCAGATAGTCACTATACAGTGACTTTTCCAAAGCATGTATATTATTTATACGGTCCAAATATGGTTTGGCTTTGAGGAAGAGAAATTTAGTAGAAGGAAGAGGATTATAATCATCTACGTTTTCATTAAGCATGTACTTCTCAACGAGATCATGAAACTTTGTTCCACGAGTAGTAGCAATGCGAGTGATACGATCGGCTTCTTCATTACCAACTTTCTTACGCCAGTCGATAAACTTTTGACGACCATAAAAACTGGTCACTGAGGTGATTGAAGGATACAACTTACCAGAGGGAACCCTGTAAAAACGGGTTCCATCAATACTTTGTGCTTCTAAATCAACTTCCTCTTTCAAATAATCAAGATGTTGAAACATTACATACCCATAGCCAATTTAGCAACAATGTAGTTTTTGACAAGACCAGAACGGACAATATCATCAACTCCAAATTCTACCATGGAAAAATCATATTCCATCGCACGAATAATTTTCATAAAATCTAGAATCCCATTTTTTTCATGGGTTTTTTGTAAGTCTGTTTGAGTGGCATCACCACAGAATACAATCTTACTATTTTCACCAATACGTGTAATTATACTATCAAGTTCGTGAAAGTTCAAGTTTTGCATCTCATCGATCAAAACAATTGCATTATCAAGTGTAGTACCACGAATAAACGAGGTGCTCCAGAATGAAATAGTTTCTTGAGCTTTCAGATTAGAATAAAGCATTTCAAAGTCAGAATCTGAAGCAAGTTCGAACATGTACTTAACCATGTTCTTATATGGAATCTGATAAAGTGCGGCTTTATCTTCATGATCACCAGGAAGAAAACCAATCTCACGAGTTGAAACAAGAGATCTTACAATATAGACTTTTTCATATGGAGTTCTATCGTCAAGAACATCTCTTAGTGCATGATAAAGAGCGATAAATGTTTTACCTGTACCAGCAGCGCCATAAGAAAAAAGATTTTTGCCTTTTTTATATTCTTCAAAGAACTTAGTCTGATTTTCAGTCATTGGTTGGATGTCCACCATCATATCTGTATTGATGGGTTTCTTCCTTCTCATCTGTTTCGCACTCATGCTACCGATTCCACTAGTAGCGTCATTCTTTCTTTTTCTTGCAGGCATAGTTAGATCTTTTTAACTCGTGAACCAGGTGCTTTAGAGGCTTTGTGGAGAACATCGTTCCAGCCTGGATTTCTGGAAACGAGTTTATCTTTCCACTCGCCTACTTCACCAGAACTTGGACAAGTGGATGGATCACTCCAATCCCTTTGCCATTCTGGGTTATCTGCACACCACTGAGACCAATCGTTAACACTCATGCTAACTTCTTTTTGTTCTCCGGTGTTTTTGTTAATAACAGGATAAGTCGCCATTAGTTACGAATTCAATATAATTTATTTATTGGTTAATTTTATGAGCAACATAGCGTTGGTCAGACACTTGTTGTATATCCCATTTTACCACAGGTTGTACATAATAACTACTATCTTCTTTAAGTTTAAATTTACTATGGTTCTTTCTATTAAATTTTTCTAGAACTAGTTTATGTACGATGTTATCATCCTCAACATTATTATATGTTTTGATATGATTTCTGATAGCTTCAATTAAACCAGGGTTCTCATGATATGCTCTGAAATTTTCCACTCTTTTCTTTGCTTCATGTGGTAGAGAAAATAAAGTCTTCTCAGCAAATTTGATCTCCACATGTTTAAGACCAAGACGTAATAATCTTTCATACAACTCAGTATCTTCCCAGGCAGTGAAGTTGTCTATGTTCTCATTATAACCACCGATCTTAAAATAATTTTCTCTGGTGATGTATAGTGTTCCCCAGAGGGCTTTGAAGTACAAGTAATGTTGAAACTTGAACATCTTTGACTGATTATTCTCATCATAAAAACTCCATGACTCATCAGTTCCAGTCAAGAATGAACTGCCATCAATAGTATGATGTTCAAAGAAATTAAAGTATGGATTCAATACTGTATCGGAATCCAATTTTAGAATACGATCACCAGTAGTCAGAGAAGCAGCAAGATTCAGTGGCTGTGGTTGATTGAAATAAGGTTCATCTGGAACAGTGATGACTTTAATTCTACTGTCCAGGTTCGTCAAATAATCTATGGGTTCTTTAGAATTCCAATCTGTTACTATGATTTCATCTATCTCATCAAACTGTATCCACGAAGATATGGATACAGCAAGAGCCTGACCTCTATTCCCACATGCAGATATTACAGAAACACTCATACCTTCACAGCTTCATAAGTTTGATCAGTTAATTGATTTAGTTCCCATTTGTAAATTGGTTCTCGATACCAATCAACTTTCATAAGAGATTCAAAACTACTTACAGATAAATTCCCAGACTCTTCTACTTCATTGAACATCTTCATCATTTTGGAGAGCATGGGCATAGTTTGATGATTTTTGCCTTTAGATAACTCAGTCATGTATTTGTAAAACTTGTCATCATCCAAATCTTTCTTTGTTTTACTTAGAAAATCTTTTATACCTTCAAATGACTCGAAATTTTCCACTCGATGTTTATCTGTGTGTGCGATATGTAGAGCAGTCAATCTTTGAACATTAATATTCTTTGGGCTGAGTCCATAAGACATTAATCTCATACACAACTCATCATCTTCTACTGCGTAATACTTACCCATATTTTCATTATATCCACCAACTTCTTTGAAAATATCGGTTTTTACATACAACATTCCCCAAAGAGGATATAAGAAGTACGCATCCATACCCTTCTGATCAACACTATTACATCCAGATATAAAAACATCTTCCTCAATCTTGTGAAGATCGAAGAAGCTCCAATATGGATTTAAGATGTGATCACAATCCAACTTCAAAAGATACTCACTCTTGACCAAAGATGCAGCAAGATTGAGTGGTTGAGGTTGATTAAAGTAAGGTTCGTTTTTTACAGAAATTATTTTTACTTTCTTACTTAATTTCGTTAGATGAGTTAGGGACTCATCAGAGTCCCAATCAGTTATTATAACCTCATCTACTTCATCAAACTGTATCCAGGAGGATACAGATATTGACAAAGGCTTTTTACGATTCTTACATGCAGTTATAATCGAAACACTCATTGACTAATATCAAGTTCAGAATATTCTAGTTTTTGGAGTTCTTCTGGATTAATTTCTTTAGTTTTGAATTCTCCATTGGAGTCACTATATTCAATGATATACTTATTATCTTCGGTTGTTCCAACGATTGTACACGTTGTTGGTGCATTGTCCTTTGATAGGACTTCAGTTTGGTAATACATGTTACACTTTTACGAAGTACATTGTATATATCACCATTCCAAAGCCTCTGCAACAACAGGGAACTGTTCTTTGAATACTTTCTTACAAGCATTCGCAATGTCCATATGTTCCTTCTGAGTTCCATTTGCAGAACGCAGATTGATATAATGAATCCATGAACGACATGAACCACTCATGTAGATACGAGTCGGCGTGCAGAGAGGCAACACATTGCGAGCACACTCTTTTGCAACTCCAGCCTCAAGCATCTGTTGATACAAAGCCATGGAAGAATCAAATAGAGTTTGCATCTGCATCTCTAGTCTTTGAACCATGAATGGATCCAGGTCATCAATACTGTTCTGACGATTCTTGGTGTCCTGACGACGGAGTTCTGGGAGAGGAATCTTCTCCGCGAGTAGGGAAGAATCAGCATAACGTTGCGAAAACTCTTGATATGTAAATGAGCGGTGCCGGAGAATTTGAGCCGCGATTGCACGGGTGGTCTCAATCTCTAGAGTCATGAACGACTGTTCAAAGACACTCCAGTGGTTGTGTTTGATGCAATACTTTAGAAGACCCGCAACGTTAGGGTTCTCTTGGTTTGCGGGATTACTGACACGAGCAACGTATCCCATCGTCGCTTCAGCATCAGGAGTAATAGAAACAAGTTTAACAGTCATTTAGTTCTCAGTCAGGGTAGCCGTCGTCGTCTTCAAAAATTTCATCATAATCATGTAGAGATGGATCCAAATATCTCTGAGTATCAGAGTAAACTTCGGACTCCAAAACTTCTACAAGTGATTTGAGATTTTTTACAATAAGTTTGAGTTTTTCTTTGTCCATACTTATGTGCATTCATATCTAATTTTACACAAAAAAAGGGGGGCAGTCAACCCCCCAAAGCGCGGATTAGCTGGACAATATCCTCCTGCAAATTCGTTTACATGATGCTTGGTCGTCGTCACATTCAATTAGGCACTCATAGTAATCATTAATCAGATCAAGTTCCATCTCCAATTCATCAACAGTTTTCTCAAAATGTCGCCATTCATCTAATTGATTGTATGATACCAAATTCTTCATTACGGTTCCTCCAAACTTACAAGATTTTTAGTTCATAATAAAAAAAATAGTTTTCTTACATGATGTTCTCCCGACCACATTATTAATATACATGATCCCAAAGAAAATGTAAATCCGTAAATATACCTATAAAAAAAAGAGGGGTTTTATCCCCTCCTGTTAAGTATTGGTTGAAAAGACATCATCTTTTCGAACCATTCTCTTAGATGTATACGATAACAAGACCAATACTTGCAACCTCTATATGTTAATTGATAGCAAGCAGGCGGTCTATTATCTTTATCCATGTCATCATGATGATAGACATAGTTTTCCATTTACCTGCTCAATAATAGTACTTCAGCATAAATTATGAGCATGAATGCTGTTGATCCACCGATAATACCAGCGATCAAAGCAATCACTTTTTACCTACCTGACAGAGACCTGCCATGCAGAGTTGCGCTTGATGTAGTTTCTTTTCCTTGACTTCCTTTGCCTTAATGACAGAGAGCCAATTTTGTTTAACTACGTTCTTCATTTTGCAACCTCCACTTTTTCCTCATGCTTAACACCACGATAGGTCTCAAGAATGGTGTGAGTTTCAACTTCCTTCTTGGCATGGGGATCGTAAGAGATACCACGATAAGAAGTGTTGTTGCTGTAAAGGTTAAGAAGATTCATTGGTTTACTCCTAAAGAAATGAGAATTTTACTTCCCGTTCCTTCAGTCGTTTGCGTCCTATGCCTCTGGTAGAAAACATGCTGGGTCAGTATGTTCCATCCAATGGATTAGAATATCAGCCTTTTCAAAAGGAGTGAAAAGAGTTGTCTCTTCTAATCCCCGTTTCAACCAATTAAAGTCTTCACAACGAAGATAATTCTCCACTGGGACATGACTAAAAAAGATGAGTGCTAATGAAAGCATAGGATGAACGCTCCGTTCCGCGACTTACTTGCGTCTCATTCGCTATTCGCAAATGGCGAATGGGATGAACGTGTGGTCATTATAGACCGTACAGGCTATATAGTCAAGTAGTTCTGTAAAATGTGATACAATTTTTACAAAAGTTATGGATTGTGGTTCTTGTTTTCTTTAATTTTTTGATATCCCCAGACAGCGAGGGTGCCGATACCTAGACCAGCAAGACAGCAAAGAAACATGTGAATAAGGTGTTCAAAGGTTGAGTGGTCAGCGTGGTTCATCCGAAATACATTACAGAAAGTGTGAAGATAACAAAAATCATGACCGTAAAGATCATCAATCCTACACCTGCCCAGGCAACCCAAGCAGGCATCGGTTCATAGTTATGATTATGAGACATGAATTGTACCGATCATGCCCGCACCTTTGTGGGGAGCACACCAGTAAGTATAGTCTCCTGCCTCTGGGAAGTCAATCGTAAAGTCTTCACCAGGCATCATTGCCAGAGCTTCATGAGATAGTTCGTCATGATTTTCAACAATAACGTTATGAGGAGGTAACATATTATTGATAAAATGAACA